TGGGTTATGCAGGTAGTGAGATTTTTCCGAAACAAACTGAAATATTAGTTGAGCGTGGAGACACAGGTAATTTCTTAAACTTACCATACCACGGTGGTGTGCGTGGTTTGAGATATGCGATGAAAGCTGGTGGTGAGGCTGCTAGTTTAGAATCATTCTATTCTATATACGACGAGTGGGTACAGACACGAACAGAAATAGAAAACATAATTGTAAAGAAAGCAGAGGTTGTAGAAATTTTTCCTGATGGACCACCGTGTCTTAATCGCTTGGCAGAAGAAGGGTTTGGTGAGGGGTCAAGAAACAATTCTTTATTTAATTTAGCAATATACAGACAGAAGGCCAATCCAGATAATTGGCAAGATGTGTTAGAGGATGACAATCACAAATACATGAACCCACCTTTGAGATCTGCAGAGGTACAAAATGTCATCAAGTCTATTGGTAAACGTGGCTACGATAAATACAGATGTAAAGAGCAGCCAATATGTAGTGTTTGCAATCCTGCAAAATGCAGAACAAAAAAGTTTGGTGTTGGTTTTGAAGAGGAGCAAATGCCAGAACTAGATACACTTACAAAAATTAAATCTAATCCACCACAGTGGTTTTTAAATGTTAGTGGTAGCAGGGTAGAGTTGAAGACAGAACAATTACACAATCCTAATCTGTTTGCTGTAGCTGTACTAGAGCAGGCAAACGTGGTGTCACCAATACCAAAGGCAAAAGACTGGAGAGATGTGCATCTAAAAACATTGATGGCTAGTTTGCAAGAGATAGAACCTTTGAAGTCGTTAGATCCAAAAGAACATTTAATAAATTTATTACACGAGTTTACAGTGAACAGACCACAGGCAAGAACAAGAGATGACATACTACGTAAGATGGCATGGAGTGACGAAGGCTTTACATATTTTAGGATGGATGATTTTTTTGCTTTTTGTAAAAGAAACAACTGGGAGATGGAAAGAATTAAAACAGGAAACTTATTAAAAAGTTTAGAGGACATCTTTGATAAAGAAACAAGACTAAAAGTAAAAGATCAACAACCACATCTTGTAAAAATAAAATCTATGAAAAAAGAAAAACCAACTATCAGCAAAGTTAAATACGAGGAGACACCTTTTTAATGGCAATTAAACCGCAGCAAAAAGGCGTTGCATGTGAACACATGGCTTTAGCCTGGTTAATCAAAAGAGGTTATTTATGTTTTCATGCTACAGGTAGTCATTCACCTATTGATATTGTTGCATTGAAGTATGACGAGAAAAATAAACTTACTGAAACGCGTTTTGTAGACGTCAAAAAAACGCAAGTCTACACAAAGAAACAAGGTAGGGCTGGTTATGAAAAATTAAGTAAGGGATTAAAACCACACCAAAAAGAAATGGGTGTTGAAGTTTTATTGGTATATCAAAACGGTAAGTGTGTATGGCACGTTCCAAAATATAGGCATAAAAAAACATGAAGACAATAATACTAGGACCACCAGGTACGGGTAAAACAACTACACTATTAAATTTAGTGGAGGAGTTTTTACGTGATGGTGTCGACATAAAAAAGATAGGATACTTTTCTTTTACAAAGAAAGCTGCGTGGGAGGCAACCACAAGAGCAGAAGAAAAGTTTATGATAGATCAAAAAGAGATACCATACTTTAGAACACTACATTCACTGGCATTCAGGATGTTGGGTGTGAAGAAAGAGCGTGTGATGAAACACTCTGACTATAGAGAGTTTGGTTTGAAATGTGGCATACCAATAAAAACAGCATGGCACAGTGAAGAGGATGGTGTCTTCAGTTCTGACAATGAGTATCTCAGACTTATCAACAAATCGCGGGTAATGGGCACCAATGTCCTGGAAGAATATAATAAAAATGAACACAGTATGGACATTGAGCGAGATCTATTATATCTTTTAGATCAAGAACTTAGTAGATATAAAAAAGAGAAAGGCTTAATAGATTATAATGACATGCTGGAACAATTTATTGAACAAGATATATCACCGTCTTTCGACGTGTTATTTATTGACGAGGCACAAGATCTTTCACCCTTACAATGGAGAATGGTTAGAACGTTATGGAGAAAAGCAAACAAGACCTATATTGCTGGTGATGATGACCAGGCTATTTTTAAATGGGCTGGTGCTGATGTTGATACTTTTATTGCACTTAAAGAAGAAGTAGATTACATCGACACGTTGAGCCAATCATACAGAATACCCGGTGGACCAATACATGAGCTGTCACAAAAGATTATTAGAAATGTTTCAAAGCGATACGATAAAGATTATATGCCAAGACAAGAGGTGGGTGATTTGACAAGATACTCTGACGTTACACAGATAGACATGTCACAAGGCGAGTGGTTGGTATTGTCAACTGCAAATTATTTTTTAGATGACATAAAAGAATTATGCAGACTGCAGGGTTGGTACTACTCACACAAAACAAAAAACTCTATAAAATTAGATTTACTTCTTGCAATACAAACCTGGGAAAAATGGAGAAACAGTGAAACATTATTACCAATAGCATCAATAAAAAATATTTATTCTTATCTCGGTAACAACGTTGCGCCAGGATACAAGACTGGTAAGACTATGGACGAGAACGAAGATGGTTATTACATAGAAGAGTGCCTCGAGAAACACGGATTACAAACTCAAGACGTTTGGTACAAAGCATTCGATGGGTTAGACGCTGAGACAGAAAACTACATACGAAACATGTTGGCCAACAAAGAGAAAATTTCACAAACACCACGCATAACTTTATCAACAATACACGGAGCAAAAGGAGGAGAAGCTGACAATGTATTACTTTTACCTGATATTACTAAGTCTGCTCTTGATCACAACGATATTGATCCAGACGAATTACACCGTCTATTCTATGTTGCTGTGACCAGAGCAAAAAAATCTTTACACATACTAGAACCAAGAAATTATGAGAGGAGTTACACAATATAATGGCTTACAAAATATCAGAACATGCAAGAATTCAAAATATTAAATACTTATCAACCGAAAGTGGTTTTTTAATATGCAAGTGGAATGACATTAAAAAAAGAGTTTACAAAAAACAAAAAGTTGAAAAGGCCAACGGAGATTACAAAAAGTCTGCCGGGTCGCGTAAATGCGAAAGGCTAAAACACACTTTGACAAAAGAAGAATTTTTTCAAGCATGGGCAGAACACAAAATAAAGTATGGTTGGAACTGTTATTACACAGGTAAGCCTATGAAAATAGGTAGAAAATTAGCAGTCAAGGGTGCAAAGAAAAGACACTCAACACCGCCGGATCTACTATCCATAGACAGGTTTGATACCAATATTGGATACACCAAAGATAATATTGTGTTTTGTCGTTGGGATGCCAACGACATAAAAGGTTCTATAACGATTGAACTTTGTAAAATAATAGTGAAAAAATACTACGAAAGACTACAGAGACCAGGTAAAAGTTTATATCAAGAAGGTGGTCTGGTGGAAACAAGCATGGATTTTGGTCTGTGGCAGAAAGATAATGTTAGAAGAATAAAAAAACAAATAAAGAAGATGTATGAAGAAGAATGATCCAGTAAATTTTCCTGCTCACTATAACAAAGGCGACATAGGTTGCATTGATGCGATTAAGTCTTGCCAAGGTGACGGTTTTAAATACTATTGTCAGGGTTCAGCGATTAAATATATTTGGCGCCACGAGCACAAAGGTAAACCAGTAGAAGATTTAGATAAAGCCATTTGGTTTCTAAACAAGTTAAAGGAAGAATATAAGTGAGAACATTACAGCAGCCATTATTTACACCAGAGACAGAATGGGTGCCACCAGAGAGACTACCAGATTTATCTAGTCATAGTGAAATAGCTATCGATTTAGAGACAAGAGATCCAAACCTGCTCACAATGGGATCAGGTGCGGTAAGAAGAGACGGGGAGATAGTCGGCATAGCCGTTGCGGTCGAGGGCTGGTCCGGCTATTTTCCTATAGCGCATGAAGGTGGCGGCAACATGGATCGCGCATTAGTATTAGATTGGTTTGAAGAATTATTAAACAAT